ATTTAGAAAGAAGATGTGGGATGGAAAGATCAAACTCTTCAACTTCTACAAGAGAGAAATCTATGCAGGACTTTATGACTATGTTGTGCAGTTTGCAAAGGATAGATCATATACGGTTGAGGAACCGGAAATTCAATCAAAAACTAGAATCTCTTTTGAAGAAATCAGAGATTATGTATCCCAACTATCCCCCTACGCAGCAGGGAAGCCCCTAGAGGCTCATAAACACCAATTAGAGGCTATTACGCACGCTATAAACGAAGATAGATGCCTTTTGCTGTCTCCTACGGCATCGGGTAAGAGTTTAATAATATATGCACTTTGCAGGTATTATTTAGAAAAAATAAATCCCAAAAAGAAGATATTGATTATAGTTCCAACTATTTCTCTAGTGTCTCAGATGTATTCTGATTTTATGGAATACTCGTCTAAAACTGAATGGAAAGCAAGAAATTATTGCCACAAAATTCATGCGGGACAAGATAAAGAAACCTCTAAAAGAATAGTCATTTCAACTTGGCAAAGTTTGTATAAGTTGCCAAATAAATATTTTGAACAATTTGAAGCGGTATTTGGTGACGAATGTCACTTATTTAAATCTAAATCTTTAGCAACCATAATGACCAAATTAAAAGAGTGTCCTTATAGAATAGGAACAACAGGAACTTTAGATGGATCATTTACACATAAACTAGTGATAGAAGGATTATTTGGTAGAGTATACAAAGTTATTTCTACAAAAGAACTTATGGAGAAAAAAATTCTATCTAGTCTTTCAATTGATTGTATAGTTCTTGATCACGATGACATTGATCGAAATATAACTAAAAAAATGGTATATGCGGATGAAATTGATTGGATTGTTTCATGTAAAAAGAGAAACGATTTTATTTGCAAATTAAGCGGATCGTTAAAAGGAAATACTTTAATACTATTTCAATTTGTAGAAAAACATGGAAAAGTTTTATATGAAACAGTAAAATCTTTATTTCCAGACAGAAATGTATATTTTATACATGGTCAAACAGATGTTGAAATGAGAGAAACTGTTCGCAAATTAGTTGAAAAATGCGATAGTTGTATTATAATAGCCTCATATGGAACATTTTCCACTGGTGTAAGTATCAGAAGACTAAATAATATAGTATTCTCTTCTCCATCTAAAAGCAGAATCAGAGTACTTCAAAGTATTGGTAGGCAACTAAGAAAGTCAGAGCATAAAGAAATTGCTAAACTATATGATGTTGCGGATGATTTAAAATGGAAATCGTATGTCAATCATACACTAAAACATTTTAATGAAAGAATTAAAATTTATGAGTCTGAGAAATTTGATTACAGGATTATAAAAATTCCTCTAGGAGCATAAATGAACAGTTATAAAATAATTAAATTAACTTCCGGCGAATCTTTAATTTGTAAAATTAATAAAGTAAAATCAGATACTATTGTTATAGAACGACCAATGATTTTTAAATCAATTCAACTTCCAAACAACCCATTTTTTCTTGGGGCGGAGGCGTTACAGTTAAAAAGTTGGATGGAATTTTCAGAAGATAAAACTGTAGAAATACCAATTAACCATATTACTGCTTTAATGAAAGCAGATTCCATGATTTCACACTGTTATGATATGGAAAAAGAAAAAGAAGATACTCCAGGATTAAAAGAACAAGAGATGAAAGATATTTTATCTCATTTAAATAATTTACCGGTTCAACCTTTTCCGCAAAATCCACAATCAAATCAAGATATTCCAAAGAAATTAAACATTAACTTTAATGTTCCTGAAGATATGATACCGGATGTTATGGGTGCTCTTGGTATTAATATAAACGGCGATGAAGGATTTATGATCGATGAAGGCGAATTAGAAGATCCAAAGCAACCGCCCATGAAAAATAAATCTGAGGATTGGGGTAATGATTGGCGAGACTGGCCCGCTGACCCCCATGACTATATCTAACTAGATTTACCCTTTGCTGACTGACACAGTCAAGTCTAGATGATAAAAATATAATGTCAAGTATTTACTTGCAAAATTTTAGTTTTGTGTTACTATATCTCCATAGATCAGCAAATAGGAGTATAACATGGGTCGCAAGAAAAAAGATTTAACAGATGAACCTGCTATAAAAGAAAAACCATCAAAAAAATCAAAAGAACATTATGTAGATAATAAATTGTTCTATAAAGAAATGGTGGAGTGGAAAAAAAAGTATAAAGAATCTCAAGAAATGGATGAGCCCGCGCCGCCCGTATCAGAGTATATTGCAATGTGTTTCTTCCATATTGCAGAAAACCTTGCAAAGAAACCTAACTTTGTAAACTACCCATTTAAAGAAGATATGATTGGAGATGGGATAGAAAATTGTCTAATGTATTGTGGCAATTTTAATCCAAGAAAATCAAAAAACCCATTCTCTTATTTTACACAAATAATATATTATGCGTTTCTTCGTAAGATTCAAAAAGAAAAGAAACAAAATTATATCAAATATAAATTCTTAGAATCGCAAGACACTAAAGGTGATTTCTCAGAATTTTTAAAGATACTTGGAATAAATGAGGAAGAGGGCGAGATGTATAGGAAGATGTCGGAGCAAAAAGACGAAGAAAAGAAATTAAAAAAGAAAAAGAAAAATAAATCAAAAGGGGTATTTGGAGATGATGAATGAGTAAAATTGCTTTTATAACTGATACCCATTTTGGTGCTCGTAATGATTCGCCTTTGTTTGCTGAATATTTTCTGTCCTTTTTAGAAGGACAGTTTTTTCCCTATTTAAAGGCCAATAATATTAAAACCGTTATACATCTTGGCGACTTAATGGATCGTAGAAAGTACGTAAATTTTTATATACTTTCACAAGTAAAATCCAGATTTATGGATTATCTTAGAAAGAATGATATAGAGTTTCATTGTATAGTAGGTAATCATGATACATTCTTTAAAAACACAAACAATCTTAATTCTGTAAATGAGTTATTTGGTGAGAATGGAATCTATATTTACGATAAACCTGCATGTAAAACAATTGAAGGTTTTGATTTTGCAATAGTTCCTTGGATCAATAAAGAAAACGAAAAAGAATGTTTAGATTTTATAAAAACAGCAAAGGCTTCTGTATGTCTAGGCCATTTTGAATTGTATGGGTATGAGATTATGAGGGGCATACCACACGAAGATGGTATGGATCCCAATCTGCTTGCCAGATATGAAATGGTTTTGAGTGGCCATTTTCATGTCAAACACAGCAAGGATAATATACATTATCTTGGCACACCATATCAAATAACATTTAACGATCTTGGTCAGAAAAAAGGATTTTACGTTTTTGATACACAGACTAGAGATTTAGAGTTCATTGAAAATGAAAGAAAACTTTTTTATACATTAACATATAATGATGTTGATTATGATATGTTGACTCTGGATTTTGAGCGTTATAGGCAATGTTTTATTAGAGTATATGTTCAAAAGAAGAAAAGCCAAAAATTATTTGATCAATATCTAGAAAAACTTAATTCCGTAGAAGTATCAGAATTAAATATTATTGATATGCCAACACAAACTGTTGAAGACAATGTTGACATTGACACAACCAAGGATACACTAACCATCATCAATGATGAGATTGATCGTATGGAAGAAGTACCAAATAAAAACAAATTAAAATCTATTATTCATGAATTATATTTGGAGAGCCTGTCACAATGAATATTTTTGCAGTTGATAAGAACCCAGTAATTTCTGCCACAAACCTTTGTGATAAACATGTGGTAAAAATGATTGTAGAGAGTTGCCAGTTGCTTTCTACTGCACACAGAATCCTTGATGGGTATCAAACTACTGTTTTAAATAAAGCAGGTAGGCCAAGAAAAATTTACAAATTAATGGATCCTGAACTCGAAAACAAACTCTGCAAGTTTGTTATGCCAAACCATCCCTGTGCAATTTGGGCCAGAGAGACTACATCCAATTATGTTTGGCTGGCAAAGCACAATCTAGCCCTTTGTGATGAGTATCAACATCGATACAATAAAACTCATTCTATGGAACCTTTGGCGGTTCTTTTGCACGAACAATTGCCCAACAACATTCCAATTGACGAGTTGACTGAGTTTGTTCAGGCAATGCCTACTCAATACAAAATGCCAAATCCTGTATTGGGTTACCGATATTATTATTGTTATGAAAAATCAAGATTTGCTAAATGGAAAAATAATAATATTCCATCTTGGTATACTGATTTACATAACTTGAAGGAGCACGTTAAGCAAAGCGGTGTCGATGTTGAAATAAACGCTCCGGATATGATTAAAGACGGATTATAAATACTATTACTATGGACACAAATATTTTTAGACAATATCAAGAATTAAAAGAAGCTGCATCGAATATTGAATTGATTGAAAATGTAGATTCTATTGATTTGTATTGCTCTGAAGATAATCATCTAAATGTCATGGAAATTTTAGATGAAGAATATTTTGAGTACGAAGAAACTGATTTTGGATTTAATATAACTGGATTAACTTTTGATACTGCTGTTGATATTTTATCTGAATATAATTTTTCTGGAGAACTAAACGAAGCATCTCCTGTTAGAAAAACAGTTGTTCGTGGTGGCAAAAGAAAAATTATTTTTAAATGCCCCCCTGGCCACAAAAGAATTAAACGAAGGTGTATTAGAAGACCGTCCGCAGAATTAGCAAGAGTCAAACGAGGAGCCAGAAAGGCTGCAAGAAAATCAAGAAGCAAGAAAGCAAGAGCCGCTAGAAGAAGAAAAATTTCTTTAAAAAGAAGAGCAGCATTTGCAAAACGTCGTCACAAATAAATTATATTATGTTAATATTAAAAAAGATACGCTGGAAAAATTTCCTAAGCACAGGAAATAGTTTTACAGAAATTATATTAAATAAAAGAAAGAGCACCCTTATATGCGGTGCAAATGGATCAGGCAAAACTACCTTGCTTGATGCTTTAGTATTTGGTTTATTTGGTAAACCATATAGAAATATTAATATACCACAATTAGTAAACAGTATAAACAAAAAAGATTGTGTCGTTGAGATTGAATTTTCTATTGGTGGGATAGATTATAAAGTTATCCGCACACTTGCACCAAAAACTTTAGAAATTTATAAACAAGGCAAACTCATAGACCAAGATTCAAAATCTAAAGATTATCAAAATATGTTTGAAGAAAACATATTAAAGATGTCTTATAAAGCATTTTGCCAAGTGATTGTTCTGGGGTCAACAAATTACGTTCCATTTATGGCATTAACTGCTGGGGAGCGAAGAGAGATTGTGGAAACTCTCTTAGATATTGATGTCTTCTCTACAATGAATGCTCTACTAAAAGGTAAAATTTCAGAAAATAAAGAAGAAATAAAAGAATTAAATCATAAGCTTGCTCTTTTAAAAGAAAGAGCAGATGCACAAACAAACCATATAAAAGTACTAAAAGAAAAAAGTAAAACTTCTATTGATAAGTATGAACTAGAGATTCAAAGTGCAGTAAATCAAAATGATGAACTTCAAAAAGAAATTAATGATTTAAATAATCAAATAGATGTGCTATTGGAACAAGTTACTGAAAAAGAAGACTTAGAATTAGAAGCAAGTAATATTGAAAAAGATATAACAGACAACAAAATAACTATTAACAAAATAAATAAAGAAATTGTATTTTATCACAATAATGATAAATGTCCTACTTGTTCTCAAGACATTAGTGCCGAATTAAAAAACAATAAGGTACATTCTTGCAATATTCAAAAAATTGAATTAGAATCAGCAATTATTTCTCAAAACAGTAAGATAGAACTTCTTGAAGAAAAAATAAAAAAGTTCTATGAAATAGAAACAAAGACAGGCACTCTCCGTAATAAAATTGCTGAAGTTCAATCTAACATATTTGCTAATAATCAATATGTAAAAAGAATGACAAAACAAATAGCAGATTTACATTCTGAGTCTGGTGATATTGAAAAAGAAAACGATAAACTTCAAGTTATTATGGATGATGGCAAAAAACATCTTGATCAAAAGAAAGATCTAGAAGATGATGCCCAATATTATGCTATGGCATCACTTATAATGAAAGATTCAGGTATTAAAAGTAAAATTATTAAATACTATTTGCCAATTATGAACAAAATTATTAATCAATATCTTGATCATATGGATTTCTTTGTTCATTTTGAGTTGGATGAATCTTTTGCAGAAACAATTAAGAGTAGGTACCGAGATATCTTTACATATTCAAGTTTTAGTGAAGGCGAAAAAAGAAAGATAGATCTGGCGCTTCTGTTTGCATGGAGAGAAATTGCTAAATTAAAGAATTCTTTAAATTGTAATTTGTTAATATTTGATGAAGTTCTTGATGGTAGTCTAGACGATACAGCTACAGATGCATTTTTAAGTATTATAAATTCTAAATTCTTCAAGAAAGATACTAATATTTTTGTAATATCTCATAAACCAAAGGATACTTTGCTAGACAAGTTCAAAGGCCATTTAACCTTTGTGAAGAAAAATAACTTCAGTAGACTTGACATTCCTTAATCGTGCATATATATTGCTTGTATGGCTAAAAGAATTCAAAAAGGCGACAGCGTTGAATCCATCGTTATGGGAGACGAACCTCTGTGGAATACCAATATTCCGCTGACGGATGAATATCTCTCTGCTTATATTATCAAGCACACTAATTGGTGTAACTATCATTGGGATCAAAAGAATTACCGAAAGGCTGTTCTAGAATATCTCAAGAATAAGAAAAATAAGAACCAATTTAACACCATTAGTAAAAAGAGTGGAGATAATTTTGCATTTCGAGAGATTGGGAATTATTGTCGAATGCTGTCCCTCGGTTGCCCATTGACAGAAAAAATTATTTCCTATATCGACTCTAAACTGAAGGATCTTAAGTCAACTTATGATGTGGCAGAACCTGAAGAGTCTACTGCTGAAAAGGTTGATATTCAGCAGAGGATTAAGGATAAGACAAAAGATCTAATTGATACAATTGAAGAAAAGGTTGACCATTTTGTACAGGCCCTTTCTGTGGATCGTCCATATTCATTTGATGCAGTTTCTTGGCTTACGGGTATTGGTGTAAAACCAGTGCACACAAAAGAAATTATTAAGCTGTTTACTCCTCGTAAAGAGGAACTGGAGAAGGCTTTAAACGGTGATAAGGAACTTATGGAGGGTTATGCCTTCTTGGGTAAGGCTAAGACCCGTAAATATATGGAATTCAATGTAGGTATTATAAACGCATGTAATACGATTGCAGAAAATAAGCGTAAACCAAGGAAGAAGAAAAAAGTTTCTCCAGAAAAACTTGTTTCCAAACTAAAGTATATGGTTGAGGATCCGGCAACCAAGATCAAATCTATTGATCCCCGAAAGATTATCTCAGCAAATATTTTACTTACATATAATACCAAAACAAAGAAAGCCTGTCTTTTTAGTTCAAAATCTGGGTTAAGTATTAAAGGCAGTTCTATTATTGGATTTGATGAAACGGATTCTTCCTCAAAGTCTTTGAGGAAAGAAACTTATATTTTTAACTTGACAAAGCAGCATAAGGATGTATCATCTGTATACAAATCCGTAAAATCTAAGGAGAAGCCTGTAAAAAGCAGAATAAATACTGATGTACTGCTGTTGCAGGCGATTAAACTATGATTCTAATTGATAATTCGCAATTGTTTTTTTCTTCCTATTTCTCGCATGGACATGCGACTGGAGAAGTTAATGACAATCTTGTGCGGCACACACTCCTTTCTCAGTACGCTAGGATCAACGATAAGTATCGTTCTAGGTTTGGTAGTATCGTCATTTGCAATGATGCTGATAACTATTGGAGAAAAGAGATATATTCAGGATATAAACAACAGAGAAAAGAACAAAAAGAAAAAAACACAGATGTAGATTGGAAACATCTGTATGAAACTTTTGATCGGGTAAGAGACGAGATCAAAAATAATCTTCCCTATAAATCTATTAGGGTAAGTAGATGTGAAGCCGATGATATCATGTATGTACTCTGCAAGCATTATTCTCATAAAGAGAAGATGCTTATTGTGTCTTCAGACAAAGATATGATTCAGCTTATGAAATTTAATAATGTTTCTATTTATTCACCGAAGACAGATAGTATTATTAAATCAGTTTCAAATATAGATGAGTTGCTTTTTGCACATGTATTAAAAGGCGATTCTGCAGACAATATCCCAAATGTAATGACAAATACTGATGATTTTCTTTCCAAGAAAATTCGTCAAAAACCAATGACAGCAAAAAGAATTGTTGAATTTACAAATAATTGTTCTTTAATTGATGAAAAAAATCTAACTAGAAACAGATCTTTGATCGATCTGTCCTATATACCAGAGGAGTATGAAAATAATATTTTGAAGAAGTATCAGGAAACTGTTCCTGCTGATCGTAAAAATATTTTTGATTATCTCGTAACCAATAAAATGAAACTTCTTTTAGAGAATGTGGAGAGTTTTTAATGAAATATATAACAAGATTATACTCAGAAGTATTGAACGAAGTTCGACAAGCAAAAACAGAAGAAGAAAAAATTCAATTACTTCAAGAAAATAAGTCAGAAGTATTGCTTCAAATTTTTCAATATGGATTTGGTAAACTAGAAACTCCATATAGGAGTTCTGTTCCTGAGTATAAACCAGACGACTCTCCATATGGATTTTCTTACACAACTTTACAAAAAGAAATGCACAGATTACCATATTTTTATAATACAAAACTATTGATTGGAAATGAAAAATTACGTGATCAAAAATTAAGAAACATTTTAGAAATGCTTCATTTTTCAGAAGCCGCTCTACTTGAAAATATTTTTACACAAAAATTAGATACATATGTTTCAAAGGAAATTGTATTAAAAGCCTTTCCTGAATTACAAGGTGATATATCATGAACGAACAAGAAATTAATCAAATAAGAGAAGAGTTATTAACTCTTGATTATATAACTCTAAAAAGAGCGTTACTTATAGCAAAAAATATGAAAAATGCTCCTCCAGTACCAGAGCAAAAGAATATTTTTGAAAAAGCAAACTCTTTTGCTAAATCTTATATGTCAAAAGGTTTTACTGGTAAGAAAGCCTCTGATACCGTAAAGTCTCTTAGAGTTTTGAGTTGCCACGGCGGCTCTGGTTTAGAGGCATGCCCACATAGAAAAAATAGTGATAAGTTTGCGGGATCATTTTATTGTGGTGCATGTGGTTGTGGAGATAAGTCAAACACGCAACTAATTAATATTAGGAACGATAAAGGCGAAGAGCAATATTCCAAACTAGATTTTCCAAAGGTATATTGTCCATTAAAGATGCCAGGATTTAGTGATTACGTTGTTTCAGAAAGCGAAGAACAAAAGAATTCTCGCAAGATTGTTATTGAAACTTCGTATGGAGTAGAGTATATTAAGGCAAATTCTAACCAAGAAGGTGGAGAGATTAAATATCATGAAACAAACAACAATGAAGATCAGCAAGAAGACGTTGGAAGTTCTTAAGAATTTTTCTAATATCAATCAAAACATTTATATTGAACCGGGCAATAAAATCTACACAATCAGCAAGCCACCAAACATTGTGGCAGAGGCACATGTAGACGAAACATTTGATACAACAATTTGTATCTACGAAATGTCTAAGTTCCTTGGAGTTATTTCTCTGTTTGAGTCTCCAGAATTTGAATTTGATGACAAATCAGTTACGGTTCATGGTCACAATAACGGAAAGATAAAGTATCATTTTTGCGAACCAAAGGTTATTGAGAAGTTTGTTGGTATGCATGGTAAACTTCCAAAGGAAGGCAAGAAACATTTTTCGTTTAGTTTATCTCAACGTCAAATTGATGAGTTGATTCGTTCTGCAAATATTCTCCAGATCAATACTATTAAGATCAGTGAATCTGATAAGGGCGGTGTTGAAGTTTCTGCAGCAGATGCAAACAACACAACTCCAAATTTCTATTCAATTCATATTGAAGATGCGACAGTATCTGACGATGCAGAAGATGCATATGTTCAACTCAGACTGCTCAATCTTATTAGTGGTAGTTATGATGTTGATGTTTATGAACAAACCGTAACCAAGTGGACACACAAGGATATTGATCTTAAGTATTATATTGCTAAAGATATTGAGAAGGATTGATTATGAAAACTAAAGACACGTTTCTTTGGGTAGAAAAATATCGACCCCAAAGAATTGAAGATTGTATTCTTCCAGAAGGAATACAAAGTATGTTCACGGACATGGTTAAGTCTGGAGAACTACAAAATCTTCTTTTATCTGGTGGTCCGGGATGCGGTAAAACTACTGTAGCAAAAGCTCTTTGTGATGAGCTTGATATGGATTGGATTATTATTAACTGCTCAGAAGATGGTAATATCGACACCCTACGGACTCTAATTAGAGATTTTGCTAGTACAGTATCAATTACAGGCAACAAGAAAGCAGTTATTCTAGATGAGTTTGATTATTCTAATCCATCTAGTATGCAACCTGCTCTTCGTGGTTTTATTGAAGAATTTGCAAATAATTGCAGATTCTTAATGACTTGTAATTTTAAAAATAGAATTATTGATCCACTTAAATCAAGATGCACTAATATTGATTTTAAATTTTCAAAGGAAGATAAAAACAATATTAGTGGTCGTTTTTTAAATCGACTAAAATACATTTTGGACAATGAATCTATTAAGTATGATGAAAAAGTTTTAGTAAAATTAATTTTAAAGTACGGTTCTGATTTTAGAAGAATCATAAATGAATTACAAAGGTACTCAGTTGGTGGAATTATTGATTCGGGCATTCTACTAGAAGTTGGTGATGTTAATATTGAAAAACTATTTGCGAGCATGAAGAACAAAAACTTCACCGAAATTCGTAAGTGGGTGTTTGATAATTTGGATAATGATTCTGTCTCTGTATTTCATAAACTATACGAAACCTGCATCAACTATCTTCAGCCAACTAGCGTACCACAGGCAATTTTAATTATTGCGGACTACCAATACAAAGCAGCATTTGTGGCGGATCATGAAGTCAATATGACTGCATGTTTAATTCAACTTATGGTGGAGTGTGAATTTAAATGAAAAAGAAGGAAGACTTATTTTTTATAATTGATTCTATTTCTGCAACTAAACAGCACCTCATGAATGAGGGGCTAAAGGAATCTCTATATAAACCTTATATGGTAAATAAGGCATTTTCATATCATGCTGACTCCATTATGCATGCAAATGAAATGAATAGACGATTTCATATACCACAAAAGTATCAATATGAATATTTGTTTCAAACCATCCGTAAGAGAAAACGGTTTGCAAAATGGCATAAAAAACAAGAAGATAAGACTTTAAACCTTATTGTAGAATATTATGGGGTATCTTTCCGTAAAGCGGAAGAGTATCTTACGATATTGACCAAAGAACAAATACAAAAAATAGCCAAAGAATTAAATAAAGGCGGTCTAGACTGATATTTTTATAAATATAAATGACAAAATACATTTATATGGAAAAATATCATGGAACAGAATAATTCGTTGGTTGATTCATTATTAGAAGTAACTTTACAAAAAGAAGACGATTTTTTAAAAATAAAAGAAACCCTAACCCGTATAGGTGTATCTTCTAAGAAAGAAAAAAAACTTTACCAATCTTGTCATATTTTGCATAAGAAAGGTAAATATTACATAGTTCATTTTAAAGAACTATTTTTACTTGATGGTTTAGAATCAGATATTAGTGAAACTGATATTGGCCGTCGTAATACTATAGCAAAATTATTAGAAGAATGGGGACTACTTTCTGTAGTTGATAAAGAAAAAATGAATGCTATTATTACGCCTCTAAATCAAATTAAAATTCTTCCTCATAAAGAGAAAGGCGAATGGCAACTAGTACCTAAGTATCACATAGGAAAGAAATTTTAATGACCGGTAATTACGACATAACAGCAGAAGCAAATTCGGATTTTAAACTAGAGATCCAATACACAGATTATAACGATGTCGCTATTAATTTAACAAATAAAAAATTAGTATTTACCGTTAAGAGAACTTATTTAAATATTCAGGATGACCTTTTTGCCATCCACAGTCAAGTGGGCGATCAGGTTGAAGGTGCTTTAGAATACCCTAATTCCGATAATAGCTATGGTAGCATAGAAATTACGGCAATTTCTGGGGAAATTGTTATAAATATTAATAAAGAAGTTATGGAATTATTAGAGCCGGGGCAATATTTTTATGCACTTCGTTTGATTAGTAGCAATTTTTCAGAAAATATCTTAAAGGGCAAATTTGAAGTACAGGCATTCTGAATGACAAATAAAATAAAAGTAAAACATTTTAAAGAAAATACCGTAGTTGTTTTAAGAGATTTACCTAAAAAAATAAAGGTAAAAAAATCAAAGCAGCATGTTATTATTGTATTAACAAACTAATATGGCAACAATAGGTAGAAATTCTGGAATAACATATTTCGGCAATAACTCTGCCGCAAGAAATGTCTTTGTTGGTGCTAGAGGCCCACAAGGAGTAAAGGGTGATACTGGAGTTGGAGTAAAAACTGCAGATATTAATACAAATGGAGAGTTGGTTTTAGAATTAACAAATAATGCAACTTTGAATGCTGGATCAGTAGTGCCATCTGCAGAAGTATGGACTAAAGATGATGTAATACCAACAAGCATAGGCGGTATTACTGCAGGAACAGTTGGCCAAACTTTAGATGGTTTGACTCCTATGCAAATATTAGAAAAATTACTATATCCATATCAAGCACTTTCTGTGTCGTCATTTAGTGTTGGATTGCCGATTTCTACCACAGTTGAAGTTGGAACAATTAGTGCTGCTGGAATCTATTCAACTTCTTGGGCATTTAATAATGCATCAAATCTAACAGCAAATAGTATATCAATATCTCGTTCATCCACCACTTTAGCAAGTGGATTAAATGTGAGTCCATTTTCAATAACACACCCACAGTACCAATATACAACTCCAACTCAATTGCCATTCACAATTAGTGCAGGCCAAAAAGAGGGCGCAAATGTAACTTCTACCGTTAATTATAGTTGGAAGAAAAAAATATGGTACGGGAAATCAAATTCCACTTCATTATCATCATATTCTGATTTTTCTTCTTTTTCTTCTATTTTTACTCAAGGATTAACTAGTATAAGTTCTGCAAATTATTCGTTTTCTGCGACTACAGGAGACGACCAATATTTATACATTATTGTTCCGGATAATTCGTCATACAGTACATTTATGTCAAATGGATTTGAATTTCCCTTTCAAGCCTCTCAAATAATAACTTTTACAAATTCTTTCGGGGTAACGCTTACATATAAATATTATAGATCTACATATGCAACAGAATCTGCAGTAATAATAAATGCTGGAGTTTAATTATGGCAAAAATACCAGGAACAGTGGGTTTAGGTGGAAAAATTGCTCCTAACGACGAAAACGACAAATATCCAGTAACAGACCCAAAATATGGTTTGGGCGGTCTTAGAACAGTGGTAAGTGAAACAGAAAGAAATGAAATACCATATTTAAGACGCCAATTGGGTATGTTGGTTTATGTAAGTTCAAATAATAATTATTATAAATTAATAAATTTAGGCACTCAAGATGGCCCCACAGTAAATGGAGATTGGGAAATATTAACTACCACATCGTCTGGGGACTTGGATGCTGGAACATATTAAATTATAAATATAAGTAGTATAGATTATCCGGAGATATTAAAAAATGCCAAAAATTCAAATAAAACGCGGTATCACAGATCCAGGAGCAAGTACTTTAACCTCTGCAGGAGAACTTGCAGTTAATACTAGTGATAAGAAATTTTTTATTAAAACTGCAACCGATAGCACCACTGCACCTATTTGGATGGGTGCACAAATTGTAAATACAGTTAATGACTGGAGCAGTGCTGATTTAAGCAAACAGGTACTTACGGGTACTGCGACACGAGATAGAATTAGAAATGCTCCTGAATTATTATTTAATAGTACCGGTACTATTGGTGCGTCATTTGGTATTTATAGTCTTAACGGATACATGTGGAATTTTGCAAATAGTGAAATTAATTTTAATAATTCTACATTAAAAAATGCTCCAACTCCAGCGTTTGATGGCGATGTTGCAAATAAAAAATACGTAGATAATATCGCAACAGGAATTAGATTTAAAGCTGCAGTAAATAATATTATGTTTGAAGATGGTTACGGAAACGCAACTATACCAACATACACAGAAGCAGTAAGTGCAGACTATGTTAGAACACTAAAAACTGAAGTTTATACTCCAGATGCGCCAGCACAACCATTTTATGGTTATGCTAGATTTGATATTACGCCGCAGAATAACGATGTCACAGAAACTCTACAAGGTGGAGTTACAATAACTAATTTTCAAATTGGTGCTACAGTAAAATTAGGTGGAGTTATAATAGGAAAAATTACTAACATATCCCCATTGTATTCAGCGAATGTAAATGAAAGCGTAAAAATTAGAAATGGTGCTACTAGCACCATCACACATGTGTCTGGAAACGTTACAATCACATTAGATTCAAAGACACCGAGCTCATATACATCTACTCCAAATACTACTTCAATTACAATAACAAATGAAGGTAGGGGAGACACATTAACTACTACAGGATCAATAAACTTAGCAGATATAGATTATGCCTCAGTCTGCACAATAAACTCCACAACAGGACAACAAACTTGGTCTAATTTTGCAATTAAACCAAACGATAGAGTTCTTGTTAAAGTTTTTTCAGGCTCTGAAGCATATAAAAATGGTATTTACGTTGTACAAACTGCAGGTACAATAAATATACCATCCTCTATTCTGGGTCCGGGAATGCAAGGAGCCGGTAATAGCAAAATAACGGGAAATGATGTAGTAAAACTAAGAGGCGACACTACAAATCAAAACTTATTTTCGCAAAATACTCCTTCAGATATAGATCCAACAACAACTAATAAAGGAACATGTTATCCAACAACAACCGGAACAGATTATGGTTATAATTCTAGTACTGGTTTTTGGGAAGACAGTGCAACACCAGCAGGATGGACTTTAGTAAGAGCTACAGATTTTGATATATGGAACGAAATACCTGGTTCTATTGTTTATGTAAAAGTAGGAACAAATGGCAAATCTAATTGGATTTGTTTGGCAGAAAAAGATATTATAGGAGGAACTTGGTTAGCAGGCAGTACCTATAATGAATTAGGAAATTCCTCCTATGGTATAGGATTTGGTGAATTTTCAACTGCAGGTGGAATGACCACAACTTATCCTTTATATTCTGATGGAAATAATCTTGGTTTAAATTATATGAGACCATTAACTACGGATCCTATGATGGGAACGTATTTAACATTAGATATAAGACGATATAATGATCAAACAAGTTCTGCTAGTGCATATACTATAACTGATATTTCTAGTGATACTGATGTATTAAATAAACCACTATATCTAGGTTACGACACTACTTCAGGTGCCGAAGGTTATTACTTATATCCAAACCCAAATGCAGGGTCAAGTATTCAAGAATTAGGCACTAGTGATGGCACTGTTACTTTTACTTTTGCTAAGGGAAGTGGTGATGATAGTATTTATGCAGATAGAGTACAAAATCTTATAACTCAAACAAATGGTCCGATGAAATATGATACTGCTACTGGTTCCCCAATTATAAATGGCAATTTAGTTGTAAATGGCCAAGCAGTTGCTTCTAATTTTAAATTTAGTGAGCCTGTAATTACTTCTGCAAGTACTTTTTCTAAATCTAGCAGCGACGTTATCTTAGTTGGTCAACAAATCAGTGCAATAACTACTGCAGGCACTAACGGGATTACTGCTACTTTAAGGTCTCATAATGATAGCTCTGAATATGCATATAGTCTAGATGATGAGTTTACAACAAATACCGGTGCAGACTATCCAATAGTCACTTCGGTAACATCCAACTCATTTACTTTAGATAAACCACTACGGCCATTTCCAGCACCGGCAGATGTCAGTATATCTGGAGTAAATGTTTATAATACAACAATTATAGGCACAACAGCACCAGTATCAAATGAGTATCCTCTTACAAGCGCAACCCCATATACTACGAGAACAGGTGATCCTGTTGTTGTAAATAATAATATTGGCAGCAATATTTTATCGGGAACAATATATTATGCTATTGTAAATCTGTCTACTCAACGTATAGCATTTGCTTCTTCTTATGCAAATGCGATTGCAGGAATAAAAATAACATCAACCACTGCCGCACCTTCAGGCACAACTGCAATTACTTATCAATTTACATCTACAAACCACGGATTAAGTAATGGGCAGCAAGTATATTATAATAGTACCGGAAACCCAGCAGGAAACCACACAAACAATTCAGTTTATTATGTAACCAGTGTCTCTACAAATGCATTTAGATTAGCATCAACAAGTGCTATTGCCGCTGGTTCAACAAATGGTGTTAGTGATTTAGGATTATTGTCAACATTACCAACAAGCACCACACACAAAGTAATTAAAAATATTATTCCAGCAAATACTGAAGCACTAAAAGTTAGAACTGGAAAAATTATAATTTCTAGCACAACACAACCCACTCTTCCTGTTCAACTCTTTAATACAGCAAATTATGTTGAAACTGGTGCATTGAATCTAACTGGAAAGTTCCTAAAATTAGGAACTGGTACACAAAGAGGAACTGGTGCAGCACAATTTACTCCAGCAGCAGATCAAAATAGAATTTTGGCAAATGTTCAAACGTCTATTACTTATACAATATCTAGTTTAAATACTACAACATCTGAATTAGCAATAACCCCAACTGGAACAAAATTACCAACAGGAACTGCTGTTAAATTTTCCACTACATCATCAATAACTGGATTGACAAATAACAGTACATATTATGTAATCAATGTTTTAGATGGCTCATCTAATCCTACTAGTGTTGTTAAATTAGCAACAACAAAAGATGAGGCATTAAACGATGATGCAATATCTTTAACAAGCACCCTAGCTGCTGGTACACACCAATTAATTGAAGAATCTCAATTAAGAGCAGCAGAATTAAGATTTAATACTTCAAGTGGTTGGCAAATTAGTAAGACACCTGTTGGTGATAATAGTTCATATGAAGGGTCTCCAACTTACTTTAACTTGGCAACACAAGATGGGACAGAAACTTTAACCAATAAAAGTTTAACATCCCCAACTTTAACAACACCAATACTAGGAACACCAGCATCCGGAACTTTAACAAATTGTACAGGATTACCAATAAATGGTTTAGTTAGCAGCACTTCATTGGCTTTAGGTGTTGGTAGTATAGAATTAGGGCATGCTTCTGATACAACAATTACAAGAGTTAGTGGTGGCAAGATTGCTGTTGAAGGTGCCAACATAGCAACGGAACAATATGTTCTAGATAATACAGGCGGTGCAGTTTATAGTTCAGTTTCAAATGCTTCTGTAAGAGCAATAACTGGAACTATAACATATACCCATTCGTCTGGTTCAAGCACAATAGCAGTTACAGCAGGTGGTGATTTAAATACTGATTTTGAAGGAACATTTACTACTACTGGCGCTAGATTATTAGTTAAAAATCAAGCCACTGCAGGTCAAAATGGTATCTATACTATAACATCATATACTAGTAATTCTGTTTATACGCTCACAAGAGCTGCAGATTTTGATAGTTCTGCAGAAAGCAGAGCGGGTGGTATAGTATTTGTTAGTGGTGGAACAACTCAAGCAAATACTTCGTGGGGCGTATTGCTCACATCTGTTATTACAAGTGCGGCTTGGACAGCTGGACCAACAACTTTAGTAATTAACTGGGGACAAACCTCTGCTCCTGGTGCAGGGACAACGTATTCTGCAGGAACTGGCTTAACGCTTACGTCAACAACATTTGCCGTTGATAGTGCAACGATACCGTATTTAGCAAATAATAATACATTTTCTGGTAATAATACATTTACTGGTGACATAACATTAAATACTGCTAGCAAATCATTAACAATAGGTAGTACTTCTGCAGGGTTGAGTGTTGCAGGCACCACAACATTAAGTGGTACTACAAATCTAACAGGCGCAACAACTTTGACAAACGCCGGTGGTCTTACATTACGACGAGCAGCAAATCAAGACGGAATTATTCTTAATGGTAGAGCAGGTGGAACAGCCGGTCATACAGTAACCTTTACACCAACAACACTCAATGGCAGCAGAACAATAACATTACCTGATGTAACCGGAACACTTATAACAGATGGCAATTTGTCTGCAATTACATCAGTTGGAACATTAAGTGGGTTGACTGTATCTAAATCAAGTGTCAATACAGCAACTTTAACAAATACTGCACTAACTGCAAATAATTCTATTTTAGTGTTGCACAAGAGCCCAACAAGCGGAACAGATTCCAGCACATATTCAGAAATAAATCTAAAATATACTACATCTGGCGGTACCGTAACCGATAGATTCTTTGGCATGAAATCTGGAGGAAATGTATATGTTGCTTCTGCAAATGGTGGAACAACTCCATTATTAGAAATTACAACTGCTGGTGTACTCAGCATAAATAATGGAGCAACTCTAACTTCTGATGCCGCTGCAGATTCAAATCAAGGCAGATTAACTTTAAATTACAATATGAATGTTGCATCATCAAGAGGCTATAAAGTAAATGGAACTACAGTTATAGATGGTTCTAATGTTTTTGTAGATATGGACTGTGGAACTTATTGATCAAAATAATCGATATATATAATGTAAAGGAGATAAATTATGAACGATATGTCAAAATATAATGAAAGTGTAATAATTCCATACCTTCAAAAGAAATACCAAGAATTAAGTAACCAAAATATGGTTCTTGAGGTAAATCTTTTGATGGAAAGACAAAAAAATGCGGAATTAGAATCTAAGTTAGCAGAATATACTTCTGTGGATAAACCTAAAGAAGACAAGAAAAAGAAAAAAACAACAGAAGAAGTATTAGATGCAAGCACATATTAATTCTTAAATAGATTGGGTGTAGTTTTTTATTATGCCTCCAGTATTAAAAATAAAAAGATCAGCAACATCGGGATCGGCCCCTGCATCACTTTCTGATGGAGAACTTGCTGTAAATACTACTGATAAAAAATTATACGTAGGAACTTCCGGAAGCGTTGTAGAATTGACTGGTGGTGCAGGTGGAGGTATCACTTCTATAGGATTAAATGTTCCTTCTTCTATATTTACTTCTAATGGAACAATAACATCAAATGGAAGTTTAGGGTTTAGTTTAAATAATCAAAACGCTAATCTTATTTTTGCATCTCCAGACAATACATCAGGTGCCCCAAGTTTTAGAACATTAGTGCCGAAAGATCTAGCAGCAAGTGGAACCGCTAATCAATATCTTCAAATAAATAGTTCAGGCAATTTAGTTTGGAATACGATTTCTACTTCTGGCGGTGCCCCATCCGGCACAAATGGTCAAATACAGCTTGTGGTGAAAGATGGTGGAGTATTTGATTCATTAACAAATTTTCAAATATTAACAAATTCTTCTTATTTTTTTAAGAACAATATAATAACAGTTCCAACGCAAAATACAACATATAGTAAAATTAATTTTCCATTTAATAATATATTTTCAGAAAATGATATCGTGGGAATATCCACTGGTGGTGGAGCAACTACTAATTATGTAATTAGAAATGTAACTAATACTTCTTTTAAAACTTATGCATTACCAACATCTTCCGGATCAGCTATAGGTTCATTAGAAACATTAAGTGGCTCAAATACTTCGTCTATACAATTATCGCCACCTAGCAATTCCACTACTCCTCTATTTTTCACAGGAACACTTAAAACCCCTGCTGGAACTGCTCCATCAACAATAACAGTCGCTACTGCTATTGTTGGTAATTTTAAAGTAGGTATGCAAATAACTAGTGGTGTTAGACCTGTAATTATTAGAGGGTGCATAGTCGATACAACTAGTCAAAACAGCGTGTCGCTATATGATAGTATACCAACTACAACAGGAATTCTTGCTAATTGTTATGTTGATGTTTTAAAAAATGAATTATCTACAGATGCTAGTGCAAACAATGCACAAACAAATGCAATTACTTGCGTATTTGCTTCGCCAAACACTTATATATCAAGCGCTAATACAACCACAAGAATTGTAACTTTTAATCAAAATATTTTAGGTAGATTTAATACAGATACTACATCCGGAAGTGGAGTCATACTTAAAAAAAGCGATACTGAAACAACTATGGATATTGTAGTATATCAAAAAGGCGCGATGCGTTCAAATACCTACATAACTCACATAGATGCAGCAACCGGAATTCTTACATTAAATCAAAGACAGCATAACGCAACAGATACGGCTGGTGTGACCCTAACTGGATATGCAACATTTCCGGAAAGAAACGTATTTTCTTTTGGAACACCTTTATACAAAACTACATCAGAAATAATAACAAACGAAAGTATTTGTTTAATTAAACAAATAAATGATGCTAATAGAAATTTAGAACAAAAAATTTTATTTAAAGCCCCAGAAGCATATACAATCAGTGTTAGTGCTATTTCAACAGCAACAGTAACACTGTCCGTAAAAAATAATTTAATAGAAATGTGTGTTGGAGATATTATATTATATGGAACAAGCACAAGTGGAACAACCCAATTAACTCCAACAACATTAACTTATATAAAAAGCATAAATTACAATAATGGAACAATAACTTTAAATTCTGCGACGGAATTAACCGGAGCGACTCAATTAACAATCAGATCTTCTAGATATGTAAAAAGTGTAATTGAACACAGATCGTTTCCTTATGACTCATATAACCCAACAAATAGATTTAATCATTCAAATATTATAAAATATGCTCGCGATACTGGTGGTTCTGGCTCTTTAGATTACGATTTAAGTTCAGTATCATATGAAAAAACATTATTTGATGTGCAAAAAGGATCTGGAAATAATTTAGGATCAATAAATGATATGGGTTTATATATTTGTAGCGATACTTCTATAAAAATAGGAATATCTGCTATTTCTAGAGGAGCAAATGTTGATAATAAGTCTATAAAAGAACCTATAGATAGTATTTTACCACACATTTCTATAGAACCACTCAAATATACTTCAGATTATTACAATGGTATATATTTTAAAAATGTTCCAGTAAATAATGATCCTTTAGACAATTCAAATTATTTTTATGTTATGGGGTGCAAATCTGCAACTCCAAGAAAAAATGATGGAGCTAATTTTTTAACTTGGTATAGACTGTCTGCAACTAGTATTTCTAGTTTGATTGGTGGCCCCGGTACCACAGTAAACCCTAAAGAAGAAATAAATGAAATAACTGGATTGCCAGAATTAGTTATTTCTTTAGCAGATGAAGTCCCAATAAATACCTCTTTGACAGTTCCTCTAATTAAAGGAACTGCTGGTGGAGATTTAAATATCACAACAGAATCGCCCGATTCAAATATAGTTTTATCGATTCCACAAAGCAATACAGATGTAGTTTTATCTACAGGAAATGTATATATTACTTCTGGGTTAGATGCTGGTGATGTTTATGTACAATCAGCAGAAGATGTATATCTAACTTCACAAAATGTAAGAGTTTCTGGTAATTTAATTGTAGATGGCTATATTCAATCAGGAACAGGCTTTCAGGGTGACAATACTGACGCAGAAGAGCCAATTACTGGTCTTGTCATGGATGGGGGCACTTTCTGATATTATAAATACAGTAAACAGGAGTAACAACTATGGCAACAATTAAA